ATGTTGCACTTGAATTATCTCGCGCCGCTGGACTTCCAGCGTATTTCACTGACGCGCAACAATCGACATTTACTTATTCAAACGCGTTAGACAAGCGACGCGACTTGGTGGATTTTGCGTTTAGAAATTACATGTCAATTATTGAAGAACGACTTTCGTTTGCTGATTTCACACCAGCAGGAAACAAAGTGCGTTTTGACCTTGATGATTTCTTGCGTGGCAATCCTTACGAGCGCGCGCAAGTTTATGAAATCTTAAATCGAATCGGCGCAATGTCGATCGACGAAATACGCGAGGAAGAAGACCTGTTGCTATGAAAAAAGTGATCACACCAATGACAATCACCGCTGCTGATTCAAACAGTCGCACAATCACCGGTCGCATTGTTACATTCGAAGAAACTGGGAACGCTTCAATTGGCAAGGTGCAATTCGCCGCGGGTTCAATTGAACCGACTGCGGTTTTGCTTAACCTTGAACATGATCGCACACGACGCATTGGCAAAACACTTTCAATTGAATCAAGTGCCGAAGGTATCGACGCAACATTTAAAATTGCAAACACTACTGCGGGAACTGACGCATTAGTTGAAGCGCAAGAAGGTTTGCGCGACGGATTTAGCGTTGAGGTTTCATTTGATGAATACGAAACTTTGAAGGACGGAACAGTCAGAATTCTTGCGGGTGAATTGACTGGTGTTGCATTAACTAGCGAACCTGCAATCCGATCAGCACGCGTCGAATCAGTCGCCGCAACTACCGCTGACGAAACAGAAATTTCAGATTCGACAATCGAACCTGAAGTCACACCAACAACAGAAGGAGACGAAGTGGACAACACCGTCACAAACGCGGAAACCGTCGAGACGGTAGAAGCCGCACAGTCAGTGACCGCACAATCAAACGCCGTGGGTGGTTGGAAATCAACACCACGCATTGAAATCACTGCCGCAAAGTACCTAGAAAACAAGGTTCTTGCAGCAACAGGTGACGAATCAGCACGTCAGTACGTTTTAGCCGCGGATAATACTTCGGACAATGCAGGACTGGTTCCGACCAGACAATTGTCAGAAGTAATCAACGGACTATCAACAACAATCCGCCCAAGCATTGACGCGATTTCCCGCGGTGCATTGCCTGACGCGGGTATGACTTTCGAAATTCCGAAAATTACCCAAGCACCAACCGTCGGTGTAGTTGCAGAAGACGCAATCTTCACTGAGCAAGACCAGAACTCAGCGTTCTTGTCAGTTGATGTCAAGAAATTTGCGGGGCAGCAAAAATTCTCAGTTGAATTGCTGACACGCACTTCGCCCCTCTTTTATGATGAATTGCTCAGAAACATGGTCGCGGCAATGGCTAAGGCACAAAACGCTTACGTCAACGCGCAGCTAATTTCAGGCGCAACACTTGACGGAACAACGACAACAACTTATCCAACTGCAACTGAGTTGCTTGGTGTTATTTCTCGCGGTGCAGCAAGCGTTTATGGCGCAACTGCTGGACTTGCGAACCCATTTGCACGCAACTTGATCGCTTCAACAGGTCAGTGGGCAAATCTCATGACATTGAACGACGCTGGTCGCCCAATTTATTCAGCAGTGACAAACCCAATGAACCAAGCAGGTTCAGCAATTCCAACATCATTGACTGGAAACGTTGCTGGCTTGAACCTATACGTTGACCCAACAAACGCGGGCGACGGAGACGGCACACTGCTAGTTGTTAACCCAGACGCTTACACATGGTATGAAGGAACTTCTTACCAACTGCGCGCAGAATCAACCGCTGACGGTTCAATCACAGTGGGTGTTTATTCATTCGGTGCAGTTGCGACAAAGATCGCTGCGGGTGCGTTCAAGAATAACAAGCAGTAAAAACCAACTAATCATGCGCTGCGGTCACTCCCGAACGTAGCGCAGCAGTCGAGAGGAACGGAAATGCCAAGTATTGTGTCAACCGCGCAATTGCGTAGTGTGCTTGGCGTTTCCGTTTCACTTTATCCAGACAGTTATCTGGACGAAATCATCAACACCGCAGAAGCGGTCATTTTGCCTATGCTGGTTTCAAATTCATCAGCGGTCAATGCTTACAAATTAGAATCAAACGTCGCGACGTATTACACGCAACGCGCACATCACTTTGTGGCAGGTCAGTCAGTAGTCGTGGCTGGATTACCTGCGCCGTTTTCAGCAACCGTGACAGTCGTTGACGTAAAAGAATTTAGTTTTACCGCAGCGCGTACAAATGCCGACGTGACATTGCGAGACATTATTCCAACAGGCACGGCGACACTTTCAGGGTATTCCGCAGCTGAAATTTATGCCAACAGTGCGCCAATCGAATCAGCCGTGCTTGCAGTCAGCGTCGAAGTTTTCCAATCACGCGTCGCAGCGGGTGGCGAAATTCAGGGCGTCGATTTTGCCAGCACGCCTTATCGCATGGGTCGCAGTTTGACCAACCGCGTGTCCACGTTGCTTATGCCATTTTTAGACGTTGAGACGGTCGTCCAGTGACCGTCAATGCCGTTTCAGATACCCGCGCAGCCTTAGCAAGCGCGTTTTCAACATTATCTGCCAACGTTTATTCCAGCGTTCCAGAATCACCAATTCCACCAGCAATCGTGGTCGTTCCCGATTCGCCTTACATGGAAGTTGTTTTGCTAGGCAAGTCACAAACAAAAGTCAAAATCAATTTTGCGATCAGCGCAATTGTTGCTTCAAATAGCAATGCTGCGTCACTGGACAATCTGGAAAAACTCATCATAGGAATTCTTGCGGCAATGCCCGCGGGATACGTTGTCGGCGTCGTTGAGAAGCCGACGGTGCTTGAAGTAGGTCAATCACCAATGCTCGTCGCAGACATTAACGTTTCAACGTATTACACACAGACAACAATCTAAGGAGTAAAAATGCCAACAACAGTAATAACTGGGCGCGACGTCACCTTTACTATTGGTGGCAATAATTACGACGCCCAAGCAACAAGCGCGGTTCTATCTAATAGCCCAACAATTGAGACTTATCAAACTTTAGACGGAAAAGTCTATCGACACATTGATGACCAATTTACTTTCGACGTCGAAATGCTTGCAGACTGGGGCGCAACTGGTTCACTTTGCGAAGGTTTATGGAACGCAACCGAATCAGCACCAAACACAGGAATTTCAACAGTGTTGACGGCTGCAAGTGGTGCGACATTTACATTCCAGATTTTGCCAGCGTTTCCAAGCGCGGGCGGTACTGCACCAGACGCGCAGACCGTGTCACTATCGTTCACCGTTATCGGTACACCAGCCGAAGCGTTCTAATCAAAACAATCGGGAGACAAAATGAAACTACCAATCACGATCGAATTCACCAACGGCGACCAAGCAACATTTGTTGCTGCACCGCCTGAGTGGGTTCGTTGGGAAAAGCACACAGGCAACACAATTGCACAGGCGCAGGAACGAATCGGAATTTCCGATCTTGTTTTCCTTGCGTACTACGCAATGAAGCGCGAAGCAGCTGGTAAGCCAGTCAAAACCCTAGAGGTTTGGACGGAAACAATTGCGGACGTGGTTGTCGGTGAAGCAAGCCCAAAAGTTATCCAGTCGGAAGCCTAAGTCGAATCGTTTGGGAAGTAGCCCTAGCAACAGGGCTACCCCCAAGCGCATTTGAATCAGCCGAAGACATTTTGACAGTCATTGACATTATGGAAAGGCGCAACAATGGCAAGTGAAGCAATCACTTACGACAAAGCCGAATTGCGTTCCATAACGCGAGCATTCAAGGCAATGGACGACGAAGCCATTTCGCAAGCAAAGGAAACGTCAAGCGCGCTAGCAGATTTCGTTCGTGGCAGAATTGTCGCCGCAGCCAATAGCGTCACGCGTAACCGTTTGGATAACAAAGTCGCCGAAGGTTCGAAGGTTTCAAAGTCATCAAAAATTGGCGAAATCAGTTTTGGTTTTGCTGGTCAAAAGTTAAGCGGTGGCGGTACGACCCAACAATTGTGGGGCGGTTCGGAATTTGGTTCAAACAAATACAAACAATTTCCAGTCTGGTCAGGTCGTGAAGGTCGCGGGTCGCGCGGTTGGTTTATCTATCCAACGCTAAGATCAGCCCAGCCCGAAATCATCAAAAAGTGGGAAGAATCGTTTTCGACGATAGTTAAGAGGTTCGACTAATGGCAGGTTCAAGAACCCTTAAACTATCGATTCTTGCTGAAACAAAAGACCTTGTCGCTGGGTTAAATACGGCAAGCAAGGAAACAGAATCGTTTGGCGATAAGGCAACCGCGTTTGGCAAAAAGGCTGCATTGGCGTTTGCCGTTGCTGGTACTGCCGCACTTGCTTTCGCAGCTGACGCGGTGAAGGCAGCAGCCCAAGACGCATTAGCACAAGAAAAGTTAGCCGAAACAATCAGGGCAACAACCA